CTCCCATACAGGTACCATAAAATCCAAGAACCCGATGCGATTTGTTTTTATAAACGTCTGTTTTTTCATTGTATTAAACGCTTTCCCTAATGAGCTACGAGAGTCGGGTGCTTGAAACGTATCGTTCTCAGTAGTGACCGGTTGTGGTTTACCTGTGTCCGAAGAGTGTCGCATGTTAACACCTAAAAATTTAAACACTTGTGCATAAGCGCCTAACCATATTTTATTGGCTGTAGATACCTCTTTAGAATCTTCGCTAAAATCTCTTCCTGCTGCAAGTTTGTCAGTCGGAACATCCAGCTCGTCATTAAGACCACTAAAGTTTAAAGCCGTTGTAGTTGGTTCAAATTTACCTGGTTTCCCGTCACCGGCTTCAGCGATAATATATTCCTGAAGCTCGCGCCAGTTTGCCACAGCCAGATTATTGGCAATCACATTCAACTGTTCCATATTGGTAGAGTCAGCATCGAATATTGGTATTACTCCTGGATATACTCTGGCGTAGTCTGTTACAAGGTCCTCTAAAATTACATTAAAATCTTTAAGCTGGAATTCTTTATCCAAGCAACTCTTTTGAGTTAATCTGGGAGCAATATTAAATGTTTGGTTTTCAGCAAGGCTCGAAAACCAGTCTATTAAATGAAGCTCTATAACCTTATCCTTATTGCTGTTTATGGAATACTCACAACCAAATAAAACGCATTTGTGTATTCGAGATAATCCCTGTTCCTCTGTGGTGCCATACCCCCAACGCATATAAAGGAAAGGTAATTGCATTCCGCGCGACAAAAGGTCATTTAAAGCGCTTGAATCATCAACAGCCTTTACAGTAGTCCTAGCCACGTTTTCCCTAGCTGCTTCTGCGTAAATATCAAAGGACGTATTATCAGAAGGGAACGCCGCATTATAAATACCGAACAAAAATATCTCCAGTTCATCAGTAGGATTTATAAGACGGAGTCTGTAAGTTCCTTTGGAAGTGCCTCCCTGCGTCAACTCAACTTCAAACCTCTCAACTAAACCTTGTAGGTTAGCAGGGTCTGACATGCCGTAAATACCGTTTTGCAGACTTAAAGTGGCGTTGTCGAAGATACTTGGCTTTCCAGTACCAGCCTCTGCCTTAGTTACTAGGTCCCCATAACCAGAAGAAATATACACAGAGGCAACGCTATTTCCGTTGTAAGCTCGTGTACTTGTTTCAGTAGGCAGTGTTCCAATCATCTATTAAAGTTGGGGTATAATTAGTTGAGTACCAGCCTTCAAATCTGATTCATAGTCATAGATTGAGTTGGCTTCGACGATTAACCACCACATAAGTTCTGTGCCATATGCGGCGTAGGAAAGTAAATCTGGTCTGCCTTCCATATCGTTAGGGACAATAGCAACTCTATAATTGGTCGCAGTATTTTGTTGTTCTAGAAAAGCAAGGTAGGCAGGAGAACTTCCTATATCTGTTATAGTATGTCCTCGATGAGAAATAACTCGTCCAGGGAAAATACTTGCTCGGTCGTTAGAAAATGCCATAATTAATTTAACCAGGGTAATGATTCGCGAATTTCGTTCTGAAAATTAGAGTTGTCCATAAATTCATGTTGTTCTGCGGTTGTTGCGGTAGTTCCGGGCAAAGTCCCCCGTAGAAGAAGATGCTCCCAGCCAGGTAAAGAGCCAGTTACGGAGGGGTCGCCAAATTGATTTCCGTGAACAGCCCTCATCTCCTCCAAAGTTAAGGATATTTTTAGTCTTTGAGAAAAAAGAGATTTGACGTCAAACCCTGCATCTTCTACAGGCTGAAAACGGTAGTCTTTTACTATACACGGGACAAAATCATACATAGCTCCGTATTTTAACTGAACTATAGGAGGACCCTTAGTATGTACACCCCCACTGCCTATTACTGAGGCGCGGATATGGTTCATAACGTACTGAAGAAGTCCTGCGAGCTTATTGAATCCCGACTGGGTTCCCATGGTATAAATTAAAGCGTCGTTCCATTGGGAGGAAATATTGCTAGGAAGTTTGCCAAAAGGACCGTCAGTACCATCAGTAGCGCGACTAGCAACATCCTCCAACATTGAATCAGCTAAACTCCTTTGGGAGTTGGCTATACTGTTTAATACAGTCGTAGCATTCTCTAGGTCCGGTAATTTGCCAGCGTAAGGATTGTTTGGGGCGGTGGTTACATTAGGAGTCCCGTTAATAGCTTGGACGGCGCGAGCTAATTGCTCTGCGGTGCCGTCGCCTAAGGGACGCCTGCTACCTGTATCTCGTGCAACTACATCTCTTACATACTTTTCAACCGCCTCAATCTCCTTGTCATCCAGCTTTTTATCATTGCTAAACATTTTTAAAATTTCGGAAGTAGGGACCATGGATGCCATGTGGATTAAAGTGTAATGTATTTCAACCCTAAACTGCCTCGCGTCCGCACCTGTGAATAACCTAACAGGTTCATTTCTTAAAAAGATGTCGGTGGACGCATAATTAGCTTTCCTACTCTCAACGATTTGAGGGTTTTCGTAAAAGGGCAACCACCTTTTTCTGGTAGCGCCATTATCACTACCATAATTAAAAAGTAGCCCAGCGCGCTTCTCTACCGCCTGGTTGATTCCTGGTCTAGTGTTGTAGCCAAGTTCTTTCGAGAAGTCCCATGTTGAGTTTGCTGCCATAATTATGTGTTAAAAAGCTCCTAGGCTAGTAGTTAAGGAAGGTGGTCCGTTACCGGTTTGGAATTTTGCGTCCTCGGCAAGCTCATTTGACCGGCTTGCAAAACCAGCTGTCCTCTCTAGTACAGCTAGGTTTCTAATGAGAGTATCATTTATACTGGTAAGGATACGGAGATTAGGGTTTGCTAAGCTCCGTGTTCGGCGCTCTTGGTCCTCTTGAATCCGACGAATCTCTTCTGTATCTTTTTGTTGCTTGGAAGAGTTGTCCGATAAGGTAGCGAGGTCTGCTTTTGAATCTGCATCTTTATCTGATATACCGCCAATCCACCCGCCGATTATATTTCCTACGGTCATTCCGATACCAGTTCCTATCCCAGGCAAAATCATGGAACCGATAATACCTCCAACTCCCATACCAATTGCACCGCCCCAATTTGCACCGCTGTTCTCTTTATCTTCCCCACCTACGATATCCATAATATCCTTACCTCCCATGGCAAGACCCAAGCCAATAGTACCCGCTGCAACACCGATTCCTGCGGCGGACCCAGCGAATTTCTTTATGCCGCCCGAGCCGCCCATCATGGTATTAAACTCGATTACCGTTAGGATAGCTTCTATCGCTGTTAAACCCATTAATAACGTAGGAAGGAATTCAGCCAAAGGCTCTAAAGACTTAGCTATCCCTTGCTGTGCCGTCACTCCGAGCTGTTGCAAATCGTACATTGCTACTTCCGCTGCTCTGGAGGCGTCCATATTTTTTAAATTCTCTGCAGCAGCTTTATTGCCATCTGTTCGAATGGTATCAATACTTCGACCCATTTTCTCGGCGACCATGAAGTTTTCCCGAGTTAACCCGAAAGCGTCCTCAAAGCGTTGGAACGCTACTCCTCCCCCTGCACCTTTTGCCCCTAAGCCCATCTGCACAATTCTTTGAGAAAGTAACTCTATTTTCTCTACTAACTGCTGTTCGCTCTCCTGACCAGTAAACATTACCCCTAGCCTAGCGGCTTTCATGAATCCTTGTTCACCTGCCAAAAAGCTTGTAACAAAGCTGGAAGCCATGCCCGCCATCTCTCCATTCGACTGTGCCATACGCGCAACCACGGCTTGTATATTCGCAGTCATTTGAGGTCCCAACTCAACGGAGGTCTTATTCAGTGCATCCTTCATGGAAGCGATGGCATCAACTAGGGTACTGATGGACTGGTCGTTAGCTCTCGCAGCTTCAACTACGCTCTCTGACAAGGCGACAGCAGCGTCAGTACTCATCCCCATTGCCTGCACATTAAAACGAGTGACGTTTGCGACAGCGCCGATATTTACCCCCAAAGCCTTCATCGCTACAAATGATTCAGTGCTAGATTTACTCATCTGCCCTAAGCCAGCCTCAAAGATGGCAGACTGGGTTTCTATCCCTTCAGCCATAGTAGTGTAACCTGTGTTAAGGTTATCCATTAACGCAGTTGAATTCTTCACTGATGCAGTGCCAAAAAGGGATAACTGTTTAACTATATCTTTGTTATCCTGTGCAGCCTTTGCCCAAATGCTTTTCAGCGATGTCATACCTGCGGTAAGACCTACTATAGATGCTGAATTTTTAGCTAACCCCTTTACAAGATTCTTATTCTTGTTTGCTTTCTTAGCATCAGACTCATCTTTCTTATCAGCATTCTGCTTAATCAGAATATCAATAAGGGTCTCAAGCTTACTTCCTGATTCTGCGGGTGGTGGGTCTGTGTCTGCCATGTAATTAGTTTCCTACCTTATGTAGGGCTCTAACCTTTCTAACATTATACGTCCTAATACAGCATTCAGGGTCCTGACTCGCGACCGACTTAATATCACTGTAAGATACTGACCCTACAGGCAAGCCTCCAAACTCTGCTATTATTCTGCGGCGAGTCTTGGCTCCTAGGGTCTTTAGGTTAACTCCGCTAAAATAAGTGTTACCGTTTTTAGCTTTCCATCGTGCTGACACCATAATAATAAAGGGTGATGGGTCGCGACCGTCTATTGCTCTGTAAGAGAAAGAGAATAAACAGCCCTTAGGCACTATCTTAGGTTGTTTCTTAGTTGTATCCTGAGAAGGAAGCTTTGAGGTGGTACCTAAAAACGTAGTATTTTTATTTTTTGCCATTTTTTGTGTCAGAACTGGATGAGCTTCTACTATATTATATATATTAAATAAATTATGAGCGATGAATTAGTGTTGTCTGAATTCCTAGAGCAAATAGATTACTGTTTGTCTTTGAAGTTTAAAGAAAAATGGAGATACAGGTTTAGTACTCACTTCATAGAAGTGTTTCAGGCTAAAGTATTAAACTCCGTAAAGACTGAAAGACCTTTAAAGTTATCATCTTTATTATCTACTTATACAAAAAAACATAAGTACTCTCCTAACGAAGTTAAAGAATTCTTCAAGTTAATATCAATAGAAGAATATTACCCTCTTATATATGAGGATAAAAAATACATAGCACAAAAGAAGCGCCTGTTTTAAGGAACAAACTTCTTTCTAGGCTTCTTATTCTTCAGCGCTTTAGCGTGCTCAGCTAAGTGAGTAGTAGGGTTCTGCTTAGGACACATGTCCTTATAACCGCACCAATTACAAAACTGGTTTACTTGAGGGAAGAACTCGTCCTTTTTTTTCTTCCTAATCTCCCAAATCTGCTGTGTCAGCTTCCTCATGTACATTAATACATGGGTCTCAGAAAACTTAATATGCACCAACTTGTCCAAGTGTGGGTAGTAGTGTGCTAAAGTTACTGAAGAAATAGGTACCGTGTACAGGTTAGAGATAGCGTAGGCATACAATAACATCTGGGGGTCTTTGATTAGGTCTCGCTTTGAGGACGGTCTCTTGCTGGTTTTATAGTCGATAACGAGATAGTTCCCGTCCTCGCTCTTTACCACTCGGTCAATAATGCCGTTCACAGCGTAGCCTTGTTTAAGCTCCACCGCGAAGAACTGCTCCGTTGCGACCTGCTCGCAGCTTGATAGCGAGTTGTTGAAATTTAGAAAATTAGTTATACAAATTTCTATCTTATTTTCACGCTCTTTATCGAACGTGTAATTGCCCCTAAGTGACTCAGCTACTTGATGTAACTCCTCTTCTGAGGTGGCTTTAACGCCATCCTCGAAAATCTTATGGATGTATGAGCCGAACTGTAGGGCGTCCGTGTTAGTGGACTTTTCTTGCAAATAGTCAATATATTTGAATTTATACTTCAATTTGCATTCGTCGTAGACTTTAATCTTACTAGGTGATACCTTATTAATAAACATGAATGTTCCTCCAGCTATTATAAAAGACTATTTGTCCGAGAAATTTGCAGAAAATACCCAATCTGGGCGTGAATTCCGTATTAATTCCATATTTGCCACCGATGACAAGCAGAAGCTCTATATTAACCTGGATACGGGACTGTGGACTGATTTCAAATCCGGGGAAAAAGGAAACTTCTTCCAACTCATCTCGCACGTAGAGAATGTCCCTTACTTATCAGCACGCTCATTTATAAATAAGATTGCGTTCGACAAGGGAGTCAACCTCTTTGATGTATCTACCTTGAATGTAGAGAATGAAGCTATTTCCGTGGAGCGTACCATTAAGGCTGACATGGAGGACTGGATTGAGGTTGACCCTAAGAAGGATATAAATTCTACTAATGCCTTGAAGCGCTTGGCTTCCAAATTCGCCATTTCTCGTAAGCTTGCGTCCTTTAAATTTTACGTAGGTAAGACGGGGCGTTACTTTCAGAGAATTATAATTCCTTATGTTGATAAGAAGGGTTGTTTTTACTTCCAAGCTCGTACACTTATAAACCGGGACCCTAAGTACTTAAATCCGAGTAAGGGCTTGTATGGTATTAAGACATCAGAAATCCTGTATCCCTACGATAAGTCTTTGGAGTACGTCATGGTTACTGAAGGTCCTTTAGACGCAATGTCGCTTCGAGCAGCTGGCTTCAACGCTACATGCACTCAGGGCTGTAAGATGTCTACGGTCCAAGCTAAGGAGCTTAAAGGCAAGAGAGTAATACTCGCATACGATAATGACGAAAGTGGACAGGAGGGCTTCGCTGAAGCTAAGAAGAGACTCCTGACCCAACGCACCAATGACATCTACTCCCTGCGTCCCCCGAAGCACTATAAGGACTGGAATGATTACTGGGTAGCCGCAAAACGTAAAGACTTTGAAGCTTATGTGTACGCTAATATAAATAAAGCGAATTGGGAGCTAACTGCTACCTCACTATTAACTTAAACTTGGTACTGTAAAAGGTTTCTGTTAAAATATTGTATTTCACAGTAATTTCATACACTCCCCTTGACCCACCTAAAATATCCGCTGTATCAGGCTCATTGAATTTTGGTACGATGAGGGATGTATCCCAAAGATAGCTTATTAGATTTTGTGAATCTAATTGTATGGTGCCTACGGTATCTTCGAAGTCGTGAATCATCACGCGACTAGTTAATTCAGGACTCTCATTCAACTTAACAATTCGCATTGAAGGGTTAGAAAGCAAAGCACCTGTCTCCAATAGATTGCGCAGGCTATCTGAGATAGGCTCGTTATCTACTACCAGCTCGGTTTTAACGCGAAGCTTTTCCTTACTCCCTACTTCTACATAACGCTGAATCAGTTTGTTGGTGGGAGTTACTAATAAAGGTTCCGTTATTGCTACGACTGAGGCGGAGTTTAGCTTAAACGAGTTGGCATAAATCTGTGCACTGGAACCCTCTACATCTACTAAGGTCCAAATATCCAAGTAGTCACCTGTTGCACTTGCACTATTACCTAATACGGGTAACCATGCATTATCTGGGGCTGTTGTGGGGAAATACTCCGCACCTGGTTGGAGGATTACTGTAAAGTTTCCTACACTTGGGTTGAAAATAGCGCTTGCGGAATTACCTCCGACGTAAGTAGATTCAGCAGCCATAGCACTTACATTTGCATCAAAGCCAATTCTGTCGCCACTTCCATTGCGTTTGTAATTACGGAAAATGTAGTCTGTAGCTGTAGAGCTTACTAAACCATAATTCGCATCACCGGGAGTTAGGTTAACATAAGGGTTAGGAGACCCAAACTGTGTGTTGGGGAAAACATGGACCGAACATACCTGAAAAGGGTTCTGGTAACTGCCATCCTTAATCCATATAAAATCAATTTTGCATGGGCTGATGGGGGATGGGCGGTTAGCCCGGTTAATTACTGTAATATCGTTGAACTTTGTCATGTCTTAATTATTTAGAGGACCTAGAAGACTCAAGTGCTTCTTTCTCACGATTGCTTTCTTCAATTAACAAATCCATGAACTTACCCCTCTCCTCACCAGTCATAAGGTACATATCATGAAGGGTGAAGTGGGCGTGTTTTATTAGGGAGTATACTTCCGATGCTAGGTTATCCCCTCGAACAACTAGCTCACGGAGAAAAAAGACTCATTGAATGGTACAAAGGTCTCTATCGTCTCCCCACAGGACGCACAATCAAAAGCGATTTTTTTAGTAAAGCCATAATGTGTTTTCGCTAGATTTTCGCGAAAAAATGCGATATCTCTAACGGTAGTCTTTTCAAAGAACTGACGCAAAATCTTTTTGTCCGCATGGGCACCTACCGATAACGCAAAGCGCCATAGATTTTCTGTTAAGGCTACCATATCTTCCATATAAGGTTCGTCTTTAGCGCGGGGCTTAACATACTTTACTACCTGGTCACTATCTGGAAGGGTTATCTCCATTGGCTCTTCGAAATCATCTGCTGCGTACTCTACAGGAATTTCACTAATAAGAAGATTAAGTCTATTCTCAGCAGAGCAGTCAGTGCAGTTTGCTGTTATTACGTATTTATCTCCATAGGAAATCTCCCGTAACTTGAACAGTACATAGTTTTTATCTTCTAAAGTCATTACATCGTAATCTAAACCTTGTACACAATCTGTAAATAAAGATTTTATTACGTTGTTAGCTTGATTTACCTTTTTAATACTGCGTAACTTCTTCTCCTCACGGTACGTAAATGCTTTAATTTGAACAGTTCCATCGTGGTCACGGTAGGATTTTCCTCTAGAAGGAAGGTCCAATGGCATCCACTCATTTATACCACCTACATTTTTGAGCAGGTCATTAACTGCAGCTGCAACGGTTCCGTCAAAAGTATCCTTAACTACTGTTTTAGGCTCCTCTTTCTTGGAGTTAAACTTTAAATCCTCCTCCGGGATTTCTACACGTTCCTTGGCTGACGTTGCAGGTGCATCTGGCACACTAACTCCTTGAGCAGGGTCAGCGCCAGACTGGTGCATATGGTCGCGAGCTAGGTCGATAAGGGATTTTTCTTTATTGGGTGGAGTCATAATTTTGTAAGTTATAAAAACTTTAATACTATAATAGTATTATGGTAACAATAATTATTAATAATAATTCATCTATTTTAAAAACAGATAACAAAAAATTATTAACAACTTTAGAAAAGAAGTATAGTGCTAAGGTTCCTGGATACAACTACTCTGCTGCGTACAGGAAGCGTGGTTGGAATGGGGAAAAATCATTCTTCTCTTCTAAAACGGGTAAATTTGGTACCGGTCTTTTATCTCACATAGAGGAAGACCTTACTTATTTAGGTATGGACTATAAAATAGAGGATTCCCGTAACGCAACGCACTCCGATGATATCTATTTGCCAGGAGTAACCTTTCGAGAATACCAAGAATCCATGATTAGAAGCGCCTTAGAAGCTAAAGGATGTATCGTTAAGGCTCCCACAGGCGCGGGAAAGACTCTTATTTTAGGAGGTATCTTAAAAGCCTTAGAAGGTAAGACTGGTTTAATATTCTTCACAAAGAAACAATTGCTTAAACAGACTTATGATGACCTACGTAAATGGGGTCTTGATGTAGGGTTAGCTTTTGGAGATGGTGTGATTATTAAACCGATGACCTTATGCACTATACAATCCATTGATAAGGTTATAGATAGTCATTTAAAGACTTCCGATTTTATAATATTTGATGAGGTGCATGAGTTTGCCAAAGGTAAAGTGGCTACAAAGGTTATAAAGTCTTTCCCTAACGCAGCTTACAGAATCGGAATGACTGCCACTGTACCTCGCGACCCCATGAGCCGTCTCAACCTTATATCAGGATTAGGTAAAGTGATTGAGGAAGTAGATGCTAAAGGTCTAATTGAGGCTGGATTCCTTACCGAACCAGTTATTCAGATAATCCCAATGGCGGACACAGGTACTGTGGAGGACACGGAACTTACTTATCGAGAAGTTTATGAGAAATTTGTAACCGAAAACGATGTCCGTAATGATATGATTGTAGACTTGACAAAAAAAATACAAAAGAAACAATCAAGAACGCTTATAATAGTTAAAGACCTGAAGCATGCTGAGATTTTACACTCTCGAATACCTAACTCCTTTAAATTGGAAGGAAAAGATGACCTCGCGACTCGAAAAAAGACGATAGATGCATTCAAAGACGACAAAGTATCTGTTTTGATAGGTACAACCATTATGCAAACCGGTATTGACATCCCTGAGATAACACATTTGATTAATGCTCGTGGGTTAAAGTCTGAGATTGCTACCCTTCAAGCTATGGGTCGCGCCTTACGAATTCATAAATCTAAGAATCAAGTGTTTATATACGACTTCTTTGACCGAGCCCCTTACCTCGAAAAACATGCTAAGGAAAGGATTAAATCCTACAAGTCCTTAGGACTGGAGATAAAAACATGAAAAATATAAAAATTGAAACTAGAAAATTGAACGACTTTACCCCGGACACAAGAGAACGCCTTTCCATGTTAGGAGAGCAGCTTAAAGATATGCGTGAAAACAAGCATGTAACTGAGGAAACAATAAAGGAGCTCGATAATTTAATATCTGAGCTCCTTGTAATGCGTTCTTTGTTTGTGTCCAATATTATTAACTGGACTAAACAGGGTTACTTTACTGAGTAGGTTCGGTTTCTTCTCCTGCCTCTGCTTCTACCTCTTCGTCCTCTTCGGGTGTTGGGTCTGGGTCTGCCGAGTCATCTTCTTCCTCGTCCGGCGCCAAATCGAGCTTCATATCTTTAGATATAGACTGGACTTTATCGAACATGTCGTTGAATGCGGCTACTTCCGCTGCATCTTTCTCAGACTTTTCATCGTCCTCACCATCCTTGGCTACCTCTTTTTCAGCTTCAGCGACTCCTTCTTTACGAAGTTTTTTTAAGTCTTTGCCATCTACATCGCCATCGTCATCACTGTCCATTGCTTTTTGCTTCTTAGAAAGCTTCTTCTTACCTTTCTTCTTACCTTTCTTCTTGCCATCATCGTCGCCCTCGTCTTCATCATCATCGTCGTCACTAGGCTCAAAATCCTTAGCGCCTTTCTTAGTTTTAGACTTAGAACCTTTTTCAAATTCTTTACCTTCGCCCGGGTCATTAGATAGGTCATCGTCATCACCGTAGTACTGGTTGTCTTGGAGGTCATTCTTTAGGTAATCAGACAACTTCTTCATTTCGAAATTTTCGTCAATATCTACTACTGTAAAATCAGCTTCTTTCATAATATTAGAAAGAATATTAGAGATATCTAGAACCTGGACGCCACCTTTACGTGACATGCACACAGAGAACTCTTTAAGTACGTCTGATAGAATGCTTTCGCCTGCCGCTTCACTTAACATCGCGAAGATTTCTGATTGAACTTCTGCCAATCCTTTAAAAGAAGGGACGAAGCGTAAGCTTTGGACATTCACACCGTACTTTTCGTTTAGAGCAGTGATAACCTTGGTTTTCAATGGCTTCTTAAACTCGTAAATCTTACCTACAAATTCACGGATATCTTTTTGAGAGATAGTGCCTGGGTTTGTAATCTGAAATACGGACTCCATAACTGTTGACAGGTCAACCTTGTTAGATAGAGCGATATACGGGATATCCATAACCGCTTCCTGTAGAGCTGCTTTAACCGTTGAATCGTTTGAGTAAATGTGCGAAGCTAGGGTGGAGATATGTCCGTTACGCGCCCACATGCGTGAGAACGATTCCTTTGCTTCCATTAACTCCTTACGCACCAACTCTTTCTCACACACCATTTCATATAGTGTTTTTTGGGTGTTTCCTGGAACTACGATAAACTCATCCGCCAAACCTTCTAGGGTTAGCTTTGGAAGGTCATAAGTATCACCTACCACCTTTGATAGACGAAGACCTTCAATTAACTTACCATTAGACTTAAGCTCTTCTAAGTTCTCCGAAAGAAACTTCACAAGCATAGGTGTAATTTCCTGGAACTTACTGAAAGACTTAGTCTCTTTTATATTGTATGCTTCACCGAAGCGAGCTATCTTCTTGTTAAGCTTCTTGCGAGACTCCTCGATTTTAGCTCTCATTGTAAAGCTTTCTACAATTGAACCAAAAGAAGATTCTGCTTTGTCATAACGGTCATCCACAATACTCTCTACAAACTTATGGATATTTCCCTGGACTTGGCTGTCCACTGCGTCATCTGACATAACTTCGTCTAGACTGGCAATATTGAAATTCTCTAAGGTTAGTTTATTCTTTGTTTCTTGGTAGTAACAAGAGATAAGGTTATTAGATTCTGTTACATAAGTAACTCGGCTATTCGAGTCGTCTATATCGTAAATAACTAAATTTTCTCGCAGACGACGACCTAGGTAATCACCTGCCTCGTTTAAACGAGCGAAATTCTTGTTGCGGTTATTGAAAAGGTTTTTTAAATTCATTGTTCTAAAATTGGTTCTGTTTTTATATAGAGCTCCTAACCTAGCTCTTTGTGATAATTATTGCGGTGTATCTTTTGGTTTTCCTCCCAAACCCCCGGGACCTCCGCCTTGGTCAGGCTCGGATTTTTGTTCAGTAGGAGGTTTACCCCCCGCTGGTGAAGGTGAACCCCCTGCCGGAGGTGCGCCTCCAGGAGCAGCGCCCGCTTCTGCTGTCGCAGCTGCTGCTTCTGCTTGTTGCTCTTGGTCTGCTGCAACCTCTGTTTCACGTTGCTGATTAACTTCTTCAATCTCTCTATCGTTGAAGTTGTAGTAATTCTTAAACAAGTACTCTTTAGAGAACATTTCTAGACCTTTAACAGCCTGTACAACACGTGTTTGTTGTTCTGCTAACTCCAACTTTCTCTTCTCTGCCATATCTGATGGTGGAGCGAGTTTAATACGAAGCTGTTTGACCAGTTGTGCTGGGAACTTACGCAGGTCCAAGTGACGTTTAATCAACGTATTCAAGCCTACCTCTGTATCACGCTGTACGCGCATAACAGCTTTAGCAAACTTTGCATCTAGCTGGGCTAGGTTAGATTTACGTTCTGGGGACTTGTCATGCTCCACAATAAAATCTCTAGGGATTTTCATTGCAGCCAAGACTTTGTCACGGAAATACTTAACGTCATCAATCTCTCCTAAGTTCTGAGCGCCAGGCAGGGTATCGATTTTTGTTCCTTGACCATTTTTAATTGGTACAAAGAAATCTTCCTCTCCTGACATAGGGTTGTATTGCTCATCACCGCCACCTTGCTCAGTGTTGTAGAACTTCTCTTTCTTAAATTTCTGCTTAACACGCTCCATAAACATTTCCACTTTAGATTGAGGAAGGTTGCCCGTCTCAATGTAGAAAATACGTCTTTCTGGCGCACGGTGCAGACGGTAGATTAACATAGCATCTTCCATCATACGAAGGGACTTCCACGCGCGTACGCCTGGGGCTAAGATAGATTTACCATACGGGTAGTAATTAGAGTCTGAGTTATGCAATCTAAACTGCACCAATTGATGGCGGTCTAGCTCGATAATACTCTTCTTTTTGATATGACCCATTCCTTGGTTATACGCTTGGGATGTAGACTCTGGTACTTCTTGGACAAATCCTTTCAAATACCCGAACCTATCTTCGCGACGGAATAAAAATACAGGATTCAACACTTTCAATCTTTGAATGCCTGCGTCTGGATTATTTAAATCCACAATGTTCTCTACAAAACAGTCGCCATACTTACACATGTTGCGGATAATATCCCACAGATACATATCTAAGTTAGTCTCATGTACAAAAGCAGCGACTGCATCTGCAATCTCTGGTACCTCTGTAATAACCTCTATCATCTGCCCGTCGAGGTGGGTCTGGGTGGCGTCATCTGCGTAGATATCTAAAGAGGCACCGATTTCTGGGTACTCATCCATACTCTCATAATCTTGGTAACGTCGACGTCGCGCATACTCAACTTGGGGTAAAGCAATGCCTCCCTTGGAAACACCAATACCTACGGATGTATCTTGTTCGCCATCTGCTTGCTTTACTACATCTCCTCTAAGAGGGTCTTTAGCCCCAGCAGGTCTACCTCGTTTTTTCTTTGTTGTAAAGAACGATTTGAAGAAAGCAGCAAATGCTCCGGACAAAGGGACATTCTGTTGGTATCCACGTGACCCAGGGAACGCTGTAAAACCAGCATTCTCATCTAATTGTTCATTCTCTTCGAGATTGTCGTTATTGTTATCGTTTAAATCCATTTTCTGTAATCCTCAAACTCCTTATTGTATGTACCCCTGGAGAAGCCACCTTCTATACTTTCTTTGTTAGAAGGTTTTTCTAGGTCTCCCATAACTATTGGAACTGGGCTTCTACCCACAATATCTTCCATAATAGTAGCGCCAATAGCTAAGCTCATAACAAGGTCATCCGCAAAACCAGATTCTGCTTGAATCTTTCCTGTCTTGCTTATTATAAAAGTAGTTAGCTCTTTAAAAGTTCTCTCTGAATTGATTTTTATTTTTGAAGTTTTTAATTTTTCTTGTAAAGTATTTAACATAATATCTCTATTTTTGTTATTTACTAAGTATCCCATCTGTCCCTTGTCGTCGGTCCACATGTTCTCATATTCATGCACTTCAAATAATTGCTCAATAAGAGCCAACCCTAAACCATTTCTCTCAGGACATACAAACGCCATATTATAGCGCATACCTTCCTCAGCCATGATTCGAGCAAACTCGTTCAACCCACATCGGTTACTGTAGAACTCAGCTACTTGGGTACCGTTATAAAGGTTAATAATATGGAAGGCTGAGTAATCCCTATCCCGTCCAAAAGAGGTATCCGCAGCTATCAAGTAGGTATGATATGGTTGAGGTTCCTCAAAGATACGCATCATGTTATAATGCTTTTTCGTGAACTTGTGGGTGGTACTAAGCTTAACTTGGTCTAAAGTACCTCCGTCAATAAAAGTTTCACCTGTACCCAGGAACTGACCCTCGTACTCCTGTAACCACGCGCGCTCACCTACGTTACTTCGTGTTTGTTGAGCCCACTTCTCTGTGTATTCAGGGTGCTCTCTCCAATGAATGTCGATTACGTTAAAATCGTTCTTCTCTAGTTCTGCATCTCGGTACAATTCGTAGTAGAGATTAGCCATACCATTAACAGTAGAGAGGATATAAGCAGAACCGCCTGTTGAGATTGTTGGGTAAATTGCCATCCAAAACTCTCTCATGTTATCAATAAACGCAGCTTCGTCCACAATTAAAAGGGATACTGACTCGCCACGTCCAGCGCCTGCGGGCTGAGACTTTATCTTACTGCCTGTAGAGAGTTTAAGGACGTGCTTGTTTCGTTCGGTTTCTGGCGCCTGTAGCCAGCTAGGTAAATCGTCGTACATGTTAACCGCTCTATCCAAGAAATCCCGGGACTCACGGTCGCCAATGGATACCACCATAACATTCTTATCGGAATTGAAGGTGATGTACCATAAAGCGTACGCAGCACTGATTGTTGTCGCGCCAGCCTGACGGAACTTGCGCATGAGATTAAACCGATTCTTTGTGAATTCGGTGATAATCCGTTCCTGGAATCTATACAAATCGAAATTGACACGCCCGCGTATGGGGTGGACAATCTTAATATAGTGACGCATAAAGTAGACGGGGTCTTCCTTACATTTCAAAAATTCTTGCTTTATTTCTTCAGGACTCATGATGGTGACACTATTATATAGACATGCGAAAACTTGCCTTTATACCTACCCGCGAAGCGAAAGAACGTCCGATTAAAACTTTTTTGGAGAAAGCAGGATGGGTAGTCCATTACTTAGTAAACGAGAGTTCTATCTTTGAAGCTTACACAAAAGCTTTTAAAGATAATAACATTATAGCTAAAGATAAAGTTATTTTGTGTCATGATGACATACAAATTTTAAATACTCCCGAAACGTTTAATGAAGTTATAGATAAAAATCTTACAAAGGACGTAGGCTTCCTAGGTATCGCAGGTCCTCAGCGACTAAACAAGACAAGCTGTTGGTGGCACGGTCTTGGTAAAGAGTACCCTCACCCAGACAGCTTCCTGCGCGGGTGCGTATGGCACGGCGACAGTCTTGACGAGTGTTTCCCCACATACTATGGAGGTTACGGGGAAGTTGAGGTGTTAGATGGTTTATTGCTGGTTACGACAGGCTCCACGTTAAATAATATAAAAACCACGAAACCTAAGGAATTCTCATCAGACTGGGATTACTACGATATGTATTATACTTTACAAGCTAATCGTAAAGGTAAAAAGAATCACGTAGTACCCCTTATGGTCCTCCACTCATCTCAAGGTGAAGGGGCTATGAGCGAGGAATGGAATGAAAGTCGTTTAGCTTTCCATAAAATGTATGGGGACGACTTCTTAGAGATTACTCTTCCTGACCAAAGCCAACTTCCAAAACCGGAGTAGGGTCCCCTTGAAACTCTTGGCATAGGTCTGCGAAAGCCTCATTTCCTCCAAACTGGTCATGGGCTATCATCACCCAGTCTGAGGAGTCTATAACTCGTTTGGTTCCGGCTATTAGGTCTTTATTCCAGTCTAAAGGATTGGAGGTCTTAGTTTCTAAAATAATAATTTTTTCCGCACAACTACTCGCTGCGTCTAAGATAGCCTTCTCGTCCTTACTCAGTAAAGTGAAGAACTTCTTGCTAGGTATTACTAACACGAACTTCATCTTATTTATAATAAGCAAGGGAAGTATATTTATGTTAACCCCCTTTGTAGGGCATATATAAATAAGCGATGGCTTATTCTGAGCTATTGCACCAAAACATTGCTGCAGCGCATAGTGTCTTTTTATCGAGAGATGTGTACTCAGCATAGGAGGAAACTGATTTTCCCCTAAAAGTCCCATTTTTGTATTTGCACGAACATGTTCCATAAACTATTATTGATTACCTTCCTACTGTTATCTAGCCCTAAAGGGATAGAAGCAAGTAAAGTCCGTCACGGAAATTTAGCTAACTTTAAAGAGGGTCAGACGGTCTACGTCATTCAGTCCCAGAAAGTTTATGCAGAAATGGAGCCCTACAAGACTATAACGAAGGAGAGCCTTAAGGAGGGTAGCGCACGATACAATATACTAATGCGTCGTTGTACATCCCTATATAAAGCTACACTTGGCAAATCAGAGTATTCTTTGATTGTCGAAATCAATGGGGTGGATAAAACCCTCCATAAAACAGAGGACGTAACAAAAACAATAATAAGTCTTCTAACACCTGCCGAAAGGAGGAATAAAAACTATGAATCATTACTTCACACATTTTGATAAGCTCTTCAGCGAGCTTCAAGGAGACTTCGAACCGAACTCTCACCCACACCCACAGCGAGTAAAAGATACTTGCAGATTACCGAAATACCCAGTTAGCAACTGCTACCTGTCGGAAGACCAAAACTCACTACACTTTGAGTTTGCCCTCGCAGGGTATAAGGAAAAAGAAGTTAAAGTTATCGGAGGTAAAAACTCTTTTACCATTCGAGCAGCCAAGGAGGAATCCCCAAATTCTATGGGTAGCACTGGCGCAACTCACCTGCTTCTACATCATGGAATCAGCGGCAAAGACATTGATTTTTCCATAAAGGTTGACGAGCAATATGATACAAAGAAAGCTAAAGTGGCTTATGAGAATGGATTACTATCTGTAACTGTTCCTAAAGCGAAAGAGGCTGAATCTGTTATTCTATTTGGTTAGATTAAATATTTGTTCTTTGGGATGGTCCCCGTAAAAAGACTAAACCCAGGAAGTGAAAGCCTCCTGGGTTTTTTGTATTGTCTTGTTGGGTTAGACGTCCATCAAACTGAACTTCATTAACTCCCAATTACCTGCTGTGGCAGGTGGAGCCGTACCATCATTGCTATAACGAATTCCTCCATTACATACCCGAGAAATAATCTGTCTTGCGACTTGGGTTGATAAGGTTGGGTCGTATATCCAGTTGTTTGGGAGCCCGTTAATTTCGAACAATCCCTCCCCATAAAAGCGGTTGTCCACTTGAGCTACGTCACCAGTCTGTGTCCATCGTCTCTCATACCCACCTGACAGGGTGTAAATAGCGCCTGCGCCACCCATTGCATTTGAAGTAGTAATGGTTGTAGAGGAAAGGGCTAGTACGTGCGCCTGTCTTGCATCAGCAGCAGTCGCGCATCCACTTGCACCGGAAACAGAGCTCGTCACGAAGAAATCTAAGGAGTTTCCTGCATTTCCCATTACCGTAAGTTTTAAAGCACTTACGTCGGTGGTAGAAGGGAGCCAAGTACCTCCGGTTGGTCGGGGATAAGTGACAACCTCATAAAAGATGGTGAGGTCCTGAGTGTGAGTCCAAGTGGTTCCTGAACAAGGACCGCTAGACTGAAATAGATTTCCTCCACCTGCACCTGCGAAGGGAGCAGTATAAGCGGTAGGAGATGAAGGTGTAGGTGCTGGGAGGGGTGCCATAATTTAAGTTTACATAATTATATAGTTCTCCCTACACACTGAGTATATAAAGTTATGAAGAAAGTTGGAACAATTACAGAGTCTCGCATGTCACGCCCTGCGGAGCCAAAAACATATCCCCTTATATCAGACTCCCTATTTGGTGGTCGAGTAAAGATTGAAGAGAAAAAGAGCAAGGTCGTTACCAAAGCTGCAGCTAAAAAAGCAACTGCTAAGAAGGTCGGAAACGCCAAACTGTTGAAAGATGCAGATGGAGTACTTTCTACTAACCAGACTAAGACAGCCATTACTAAAGGCGGAGCCTCTATGGGCGGCTACAAGTCTCAAAAAGGTAACACGGAGAACCCAGACAACGAGGAGGTCGGCGGTCAAATGACCGACGCTTTCAAGCCATTGGCAGAACCCCGAGGAACAGCAAAGGCTGTACGCAGAGACACGGCATCAGCAGAGGCACGTCCCAACAAACCGCTACCACCTAAGAAAGCGGCAAACGTAGCAGGTAACAAGAAAGCATCAGTTGACACGCGCATGAGTGCTGCCGAGCAAATGTAATGCCTTTAAAGCCTGGAAACTCCAAAAAAGCAATTTCTTCTAATATAAAGAAGTTAAGTAGGGAAGGTCGTAAAAAAGACCAGGCTGTAGCCATCTCTATTAGCAATGCTCGCAAGACTAAAACAGAGAGCCTTTCTAAGCCTGTTCCTAGAGGTAAACTTACTGGAGTAGTACGAGCTTATCTAGAGGAAACTTACGTCGTCCAGGGAGCTGGAAAAGGCGCAGACGGTAGAAGCTTCGAAAACGCTTGGGTTGTTTCCAATAAGGATAGAGGTTGGTTAGCTGGCAAAATGAAGAAAAGAGATAAAAAAGCTTCTCTTAAGAAGGAGATGAACCTGTATGACCTCGCCAAATTGTGCGCAGAGCCAGAAGGTGGACACTTAGACCCTTATGAGATGGATAAGAAATCTTATACTAAGGAACAACGCGACGCGATGTACGGAGAGAGCTCAACTCCTGTTAAGAAGAAGAAACGAGTGCACGGTAAACTTCACCCTCATAAGAAGGATGACGGTAGTACCTGAGGAAAGGCTACTCCTCACAAAGCCTAGTTAGGCTAACCCCAGTCCTTAGGGTCATAAATATCGGCTTCCACTTGACCACCTGAGTCTGTAAGTATCTCTGGCTTGTCGCGAAGAACTCTTGCTGATGCTACAAGGTGGTAAACACCGTATACTGCGAAAGAGTCTTGCTGGACTTCAAATACGTCGTAGTAGACATTCTGAAACCTTGGTTGTATGATGTCGCCCGCAATTAAGGGACGACCAAGCTCGGCTTCGATATACGACTTATTAAAAGTGAACAACTGGTCGTTGGTCATTTCTATTCCGAACTCGGTCAGATTCTCCTCGAACGCGCGCGGGTCATAATGACCTTCAACCAAAACTGGCTGCTGCCTTATCGCTTTCACTCGGTTTTCCCCGTACACATCATCGAAGTTTTCATCAACCTCGTATTTATAAATATACATTTGTGAACCTGACATTCGAATAAGCTCATCATCAATCATATTGAACAAGTCAATATCCGGGTTGTTCATGTCGAACATCCGGAGACTGTTACTTGGAGGAGGTTCTGGTGGAACTAACCTCTTGTGATTTGCTTTAAATTCTTTACCCATTTAAATATCTCTATCAACTCCCCAGTCTATCGAAATATTATTAATATCGACGCCGCCGTGATTGTTATTTTTTGCCCAGTCATTATACTCTTTGACGACTTGTTCCTGCATAATACTTTCCCATTTCGGTAACTTAGGGATAATTAATTCTTCGGTTTCTCCAATCCATGCCTTTTGTTCTGAAACAGGAACTTCTTCACACTGGCACAACTCAGCAAAATCCTTCATCTGCCCTTTCTTATAATCATTAAACAGGTCAGACATTATTACAGCCATAGCTTTCATGATACCGTTTCTTATCTCGTTTCCCCCTGGATTTGGAGGTCCTCCAATAAATGGCATCCCCTGGGACCACCACTCTAAAGGGTTATCCAGCATATCATAGAAATCCTTGGGCAACTCACCGTTCTCGTATAAGCCTTCGAGCCACTCCAGCGAGTTGGAAATACACTTTGAGTCTGGCGGACCTATACCTTCAAGACAGTTCTTAAACTTCTCTTTCTCGGGACCATCTGGTAGCATAAAGTCGACGACGACCTCAACCGTTATGTTCATTTTCTCCGAACCTTCACAACCTTTTTCACACAAGCTTTTATATCTACCACATGTGAATATCAAATCGAAGTTTAGCTCAATTGTAAGTGGACCCAATACCGTGCCCCAACCAGGCTTTATATCTTTGACAATAAGGTCTGCTATGGGGCTCTTAAGCCCAAATCCCAAGTCAGGTGCGCCGAGGCTACCATTTGGTTTCATCTCTATCTTTGCTGCGCAGCCATTGTTCAGATTTTTAATATACTCAAAACCTTCCCACCAGCTGTCCTCAGCGGTTTCTCCTCCCCCAGCCTGTCCACCGCCACCGCCACCGCCGCCGGTATTTGAAAATCCTTTTGATTGAGATGAAGTGGGTCTTGTAGCCATACAGTTATATAGACTAGAATGGTGACAATATTATACCTGGTCCTAAGGGATTGTAATTAATGGTAGAAAAATCACAATTCCCCACAGCGAGTCCTAGCAAGACAAGTATAAATAAAATTTTTATACGTTTTTTAAGATTCGGTTCCGGTTTCATTAACAACTAGAGTTTTATGCACAATGTCTGACATGAGCTCAACAGGGTCTTTCGGTTCCTTGGTATCAACAACTGTTTTCAGTATGCTGCTAAGCTGAGTGACGACGAGGGTGATTAGGGTTGCAGCGACAGCAATTGCTTCTGTATCCAACATAGACATCGCGGCAATGAATGAGAGCACGCAGATACACAAATATGCAGCTCCGAAAATCGCAAGGTGTTTTCCGGCTTTTTCCTTCGCAGACTCAGATGCCTTTATGGTGTCAATTTGTCCTTTCAAATTCGCTTTTCTCAGACGAATCTCACCATCAATCTCCGCACGACGAAGTTGGATAGCCTCTTTAGTGGAGCCTAGAAGCTGTGCTTCCTTTTGGTCCTTATCTTGTGTAGGAGGAGCAACTTCTTCTTTAAGTTTTTCTTGCTCACGCATCGCGAGCGCTTCCTCGGGCGTAAGCTCAATAAGCTTTACGTTCCCCTTTTTATCGTATGTTTTTCTGTATTGTGCCATTAGTTTTACCTACTTTATTTAGTGCACATTGAATCTCATCGTTCGCAAAATTTTTTTATTTTTTATCGGTTTTGAACCTCGTCTATGGTCTCATCGCTTAGCTTCTTCCCAAGGGTTCTCAACCATCGTGTGCGTTCATTGTGCCATTTTCCTCGTTCCCCCTCGAACCTCAATGAGAGCTCTTCCATTTTCTTCAACAGCCATCGCTCACGGATTACACTGTATATGACCCAACATCCGAGCACCCCGTAATCTAGTAGTATTGTTTCCATCAACATTATCTAGAGGTGCGTGGAATAGAATTGGAGTCCCTTTGATAAATCTCGACCGGTTTTTACCAAAATTTTATTTTTATTACCGAACTTTTTACCGAACTTTTATTTTTATTCCGTCCATTGTAGACTGTTTTATTATATTTTTTTTTGTTCTCTTATAAGATGTACCTCCTAGGAGGAAGTGGGGGGGCTTTACCCCTGTATGGTACCTACTTTTCGAGTTTCTCTCCGGTGGGAAACTTGAAATAATCACAAATAAACATGAGA